GTCCTTGCTGACTTGCAAGTATGCGTTGCTGCTCTTCAGCTTGCTGACGTTGTATTTCTTGATTCTGTTGTGCAATGTCTCCTAATCCTGATTCAAAGTACGCTTGTTGATATGGCATACCCTGATTGATTAGATTCATATATTGATTGTAGGCTTGCATACTCATTATATAAACGTCCCAAACGTAGCTATACCCTCACGCGCATACAATGTGGTTTGCGGATAACTACCTGCATACACAACTTTCTGTGGATTCATTCTGCTGTAATCCTCATTCAACTGAACGTCGAATTTAGGAATGACTGTTAGCCCGTGTATCTCAGCAAATCGCTCCAATACCCCTTGCTCTAACGTCTTTTCATTGAAAACTGATACGTCAGTATTAGCTAAAAATTCAGGATATGCACCGTCGTAGTACGTCCAAGTTACTCCCCCATCGGATACAGAACCACTACTATGAGTAGGAGGAGTGCCACCACTGGTTCCTCCGCTAGTCGTAGAATAATAATTTCCATTGTAGAAAGTGTATGCACCAGCACTGTAAACTGTTCCTGTAGTCCAAGTAGCAGGTCTTGCATATCGCTCTGCTACATATTGAAAGATAATGTTCTGACCCGTCGTGTCTGGTGTCGGATCAATCAATATTTGATTGTCGCTCAGTCCTCTAAACTGAAACCTTTGATAGACGGTTGTGCTTAATCCGTATCCTAATATCTCGCCATATTCTTGCTCAGTCATCGGCCCTAACAAACGCCACCTAGTCGAGCTGTTCCAGAATGTATTGTAATGATATTGGCTGAAAGCTGCTGGCAATGCATAGGTAGCTTGCCCTGCTACAGTTTGAAAGGAACCAGAGGCAAACAGTATAGGCCAATTATACTGTTCGCCCATGAGACGATTGATGCGTTGCACCATTGTGCGTAGCTGTTTTGTGGTGGTTTCAGTAGATGCAATAACATTGCTTTCTACCGTATAACCAGCCTCGTTTGCTACATTCTCAACAATCGTCTGTAAACTCATTCTTCCTGCTTTCGGGGTCTACCCTTTTTTTTTGGTTCTGCTGCTACTCGTTCAATGCGAATCCCTTCAGTAGCTTCTATTCGTTGCATCAACAATTCGACTTGCTCTTCTAACTTGTCAGCTCGCTTACGCTCACGATCAAGCTGTTGTTGCATCGCTACTACTTGAGCTTGTTCACAGCTCGCAGCTTCTAACCACTCTTTTGCTTCTTTTATGTATTGAGATAGTGGCCCCATACGACGGCGCACTTCATCATTAGCTTCTGCAAGTTGTTCTACTGTTCGGAATCCAAGGTACGCTAGTTCATGTACTGCACTAGCTGTAATGCGTGTCCACTCTTTTAGTGGCATCCCAGATTGCACTTCTCCCATACCAGCAGTAAATGCTTCCCATAGTTCTGGAAATTCGTGCTTGTCTTTTTCTTCAATGGCTCTGACAGTTTCATCACCACCTGGCCATTGGATAGAAATAGAAGGAACCTCGTCGTATATGTCCCTTCCTGCTTCATTACTTTTTTGATCGTTCTTACGAACTACATTGAGGAATTTAACGTTAGCTCCAGACCACCTACTACGGTTTTGCTGTCGCCCGTTCATTATTTGTTCCCAGTCAATTTGTGCCATTTTAGTCTCCTATATAAAGGCTTTAGTAACCTGCATATAGTTTAGCATAGTTGACAAATGAGGGGAGACTTTCATCTCCCCTCTGGCTTGTTACTAATTGACTGTTAGGTAGCCTGTAGACTTTAGCTCTACCGCAGCAGCACCAGTGTTAGTGGTAAGTCCCACAACATTTTTGATGAGTGTAGTAGATGCATCATCAGCGACACCAGCAGTTGCAGTAGTGTTGAGGTTAGCGTCAGCAGCATAGGAAGCAGCAGCTTTCCCCTGAATACCTGTACCAACTCCACCACCGCCAACACCGCCAACCCATACCCAGAGGTACTCGTTGTCAGCAGCAGCTATTTGAGCCACACCTACTTGCAGGTTGTTTGAACCAGCGTTTGTAGTTGTGAGCATAGCAGCTTGGCCGTCGTCACTAATTTTTACAAAGGCATACTGATCTACTGCGCCATCGGCTTGAACAAACATCCATTCGCCATTGACATCAGAACCAACATCACCTACCGCAGCAGGAAGTGGAACGGTAGTACCATCCCAAGTCTTGCCACCATTTACTCCAAAAGAACCGCTTCGTGACATATCAATCTCCTTATCTATTACTGGTAAATAACAGCTTGTAGAGCTGGAGCTGAACAACAGAGGTTTCCTTCAATGATAATCACAGTGAAGAACGCATCTTGGTCAACAGGACGGGCCATGTCTGGTGCGAGTGGCTTGAAATCAGCTCCTCGTACTAGATCCATAGTGAAGTACTTCGTGTTAAGAAGTCGGCAGCTATTTGTTTCTAGAACAGCAGAACCATATCCACCGTCGAAAACAAATGATGCTCCGTCATATTCCAGTGCTCTAAATCCAGCCTGTCCTTTCTTAACAGGAGACTGGATACGCTGAATGGCAGTCATTGAACCATGAAGTAGTTGCCAAGCACTACGCTCCATAAGTCCAAGGTCAGGCATCTCATCACCACGAGTAACTTGGCTGATAGCGTCAGTAATAGTTGCCTGTACGTTACCAGAAGTTAGAGTCGTGTTAATCGCAATGTTTCGTGCGAATGTGTTGGTTGCTCTGTCGATACCACCGTATGTACCAGAAGAAGGGCTGGTTGAGATAGCTTTCTTGATACCATCAAACTCTAGTCCTCCAGAACCAGTTCCATCACCTCGAATAGAAGTTCCGACTGTGTTCTTGAGTCGAGCGATAGCAGCGTTAATCTTAGTCTCTACGAGATCAAGAAGTTGTGCTTCATCTCTGTTAGCTCTTCTGTCACGCCCTGAGATTGCCACTGGCTCATAGGCTTGCTTGATAGCAAACTTGAACGCTGTGAAATCATCAATCGCGTCTAGGTTGAATGATGAAAATCCAGAGTAGAATCCACCTACTGCTGAATCGTTATACATAATTGGCTTTCGGAGTTCATAGCCTCCAGAAAACCGCCGTACCAAGCCCTGCTCCTGCAATGATGCAAGAAGAGGGTTATGGTGCAATACTTCGTCGGCAATAGCATCTGACTGATCAAACAGCGTTGCTACCACCGCTTCTTCTAAATTCGCCATATTATATCCCTATAGAATCAATCTCCATTGAATCTTCTCTGGAGATTTTCTCTTATATTCTTCGACTTTATAGACGGGGTGCCACTTCCTGCGGAGCCCGAAATAGATTTGGTAGCAGACTTAGCTTTTTTAGTTGCTTGCACTTTTTGTTCGACTTGAACAGGTGCCTCTAACTTGGCTGTCAAAGCAGCGAAAGTCGGGTTTCCTTTAGTCACATACTCGTAGGCTTGCTCAAGAACGTCTTGAGGAGAACCTCCCTGTTGTGCAAGAGCTTGCACTATTGGTGCCATGGCTTCTTCTAGCTGCGCTGCTGTGCCTGGGTCACGAAATAGTGGTTTACTACTCATGAACGATTGTACAGCATTATGGTTTCTTTCTACAAGAGCAGAATTTTGCTGTTGTTCTAATAATTGGTTAATTTGCTCTTGCGCTATTTCTTGAGCTTGTTCCCTCGTCAGATATTCAAGAGCAGGAGCTTCATATCCTTCATTAGCGACTCCAAACTGTAAATCCTCTAACGATAAACCATAAGCTCCTAACCACTGAACCGCAGTATTTACTGGGTCAGCCTTCATAGCTCTATCCCACTCAATCGAACGTCGTGCTACATCGGTTAGAGGTATACCTTGCTTCGTATACTCGGATTCGTACTCTTTTATAGTGTCATAAAAGGAGTTTACTCGCTTTTGAGCTTCTTCCAACTTTGCTGCTTCACGTTGATAATGGCTCCTAGTTTCATACGCTCTACGGCTTAAATAAGACTGTAGAACATGAGCATTTTCAGAAGTAGGATTAAGGAACGCTTCCCTTTCTGCGTTGTTCATGTCACCAGGAGGAGCAATAGCTGTAGGAATATCTGTAGTATTTTCAACTACTTCTGGCTCTTCTAGCTCATCCTCTTCTTCAAAGTCCTCTTCTTCTTCTAACTCAACAGTCGAGGGTTCTACCCTGTCTGCTTCATCTCCACTATCAAAGTTGCCTTGCAAGCTGTCTCGAATTGAGACTCCTACCTTATCTGTATCTGCTACTACTTCAGTATCCTCTGAGTTTGCCATCATTGTACCTTTCAATCACTTTATCCCTTAACGAACGGACAAGATCCGTCGTCTTACGGTCACGCTCCTTCTCAGGAGAATATCCGTTGTCGTAAGCCGTACCGACTTCTTCCATGCCGTAAGCTCTATACTCAGCTCGTAACGCTTTCTTACTGGTGTAATATTTGCCAGTAACAGGACTTCGCGTAGGAGCCATTTCATCTGTTGGGTAGTTGTCTATAGCACGAGATATTTTTCTGGTAGGCTTGTTAAATTCACTGTCCTTACCAAACACTTTCTCGCCCAAAGTGCCGAATCTGCTCGGCCATTCACTTTCCTTACTCATCAGTCATCGTCCAGTAACATAATTAAAAATAGTTGTTTAATTCGCATCTGCCGTTCAGCAGTCATGCCGTAGTAATTGGCTTGTAGTGCTCCAGTTAGAAGTTTTTCAAAATCAATTCTTTCTGGCTCTGCTTTCTGTTGTTTCTTGTATTGTTCAAGCAGTAAGGCTACTGCTAGTTCTTCCTCTTCTTTTTCCCGTTGCTTTTTGCGCTTGCGCCAAACATCAGCTTCCCCAGTTGGATCGCTGTTGTCATAGTGTTTCGGGTTAAGAAGTAGAAATAATGTCATTATCCATTAAGCATGTTATTTGTAGCAGTCTGACTAGCCTGTTGTGCTTCCATTTGTTTCATAAAGGCATGATGCCCTTGCCATGTCGCAGTAATCCAATCTTTTACTCTAGCAACTGCGAAATCTAAAGCCGATTCTGGATTTTCTATAAGAACAATTTCACCATTTTGTTCTTGCTGATAATGCGAAACCCAACCAAAGTGATTAGCAAATATTTCTATACCACCATCTTCTAGAATTGCATTTTTAACCACTACATCAATTCGTATAGTATGTGTTCCGTCCCCATTATCAGTAATGTGATCGCTCATAATTTCTCCTAACTAATCTTAACAGTTCCACTATCATTCCAGAGCGCACCAGTTACACCAGGATTGCTCGTAGGTAAATTGTTTAAGATGATATTACCAGCTATTCCAGCACCATCACCTGCGCCTGCTTCCATAGCAATGTCACCTCCATTCGCACCACTTCCAACCGTAGCAGTCGTGCCATAGAACGTGTACTTCTCAGGCGATGCCGAAAAAACGCCTTTTCCGAAATAAACAGCAGTACGCTTACCTTCTCGGAAACTACCTGGATTATAATCACCGCCAAAAATTATTTGGTAATCAGCTGTTGCAGCACTGTTGCTGTTGCCAGTGTCATAACTACTGCCAATATGGGTTGAGTTATAAACACCCACATTCGCCCGTTCTCCAATGCAAATACTGCCTGCATTATTTGGGTCATTTGCATAGCTTTTATCACCAATACAAATCGCCTTGGACTTAGCAAAAATATCTGCACCAATCGCCACACTATTGTTCTGTGCCGTTGAACGAAGGCCCATTATAATTCCGCCACCTGTCGCAGTGTTAGCGTTTCCAAGCGTCAAACCGCCTGAGCTATTCGCACCCACAACCGTTGCATAAGTTCCAACAACCGAATTGTTGGTGCCAAGTGTTGTCGCATAAAAATAAAATCGGTTTAAGATTTGCGAATTTGAACCGATGGAAGTTCCGCCGATGCCGTAGTTTTGAAGATTATAACCAACAGTGACACCATTAGTTGAGCCTTGCCCGACCAAAACAGATTGACCGCAAGTTAAATTTGAACCGATTGCCGTTTGCCCCGATCCATTTACGTCAATATTATTGCCGACAACAACGCTCTTTGTTGTTGTAAGCGGCGCACCTGATCCGTTTACATATTCCAAATTGATATCGCTGCCGATTGCTGTTTGATAAGTTCCAGTCACATCAATAGCAGATCCAAGCGCAACCGTATTTCTGCCATCAGTGACAACATTATCACCGAAAACCTCACTTTGAAGATGAGCGGTTGGATTACTGAAAGCCCCGTCGCTCGTAATTCGTGCATGAGTTGTCCCTGCGCTATCTTGCCACTGTTGCAAATCAGCGGTTTGACTCGCTGCGCCTTTCACAACTTGCGGCGTTGAACTTGCAGCAGAAGCAATGATTTGAAATTGTCCTGCAACATAAGTGAAATTTGAATCACCACCGAACGAGCCAGCGTCATTATATTGAATATCGCCAGTTGAGCCACCAGGAGTCCCACCGCCTCCACCACTACTTGACTTCGTGTAATAATGACTCATGTAAACACCTGTATTGCTAAATTACTTGCTGCACCACTCGCTATGGCATTTACAGCACTTGCTACTGTAATAGGCCCATCAATAATTAACTTCTCTTGTGTCGCTAAAACAATACCACTATTCAATGCAGCAGTGTTGTCAAAAGCTATACAAATAGTATTCCCACTCGTATTACAGAAGCTCATTTTAACATAATTACCAGCAGCAATTCCTAAAGACGCACTACTCGTTCCAACACTTGCGCTCGTAGGAGCCTGACCAGTGCTTGTTGCTAGAACAACAGGCAAGCTGTTTGCCATTGTGTCCTCTCCAGCAACATCCCCGATGTCACCTATAGCCGTTAGCAAACTACCAGAGGGAGTCACCTTCACATTGTAATAGGTGCCCCCTCCAGCAGAACTTCTCCCAGCTATGACACTTCTATTAAGAGCAGCTAATGTATTGTCAGTTAGTGTGGTAGTCAGCTTTTCTAAATTGGTAGTAGTACCACCAGCTATACAAGCAGTATATAGAATGAGATTGGTAGCATCTCCTCCCGTCTTTGCCACCTCAACCGTCACTGGCAAGTTGGGACTAGCCAAGGATGGATCAAGTTGTAGGTTAGGGAATCGTAACGTGTGGAAAGTTATCCATTCACTGTCAGGAGAAAACACTTGATACTCAACAGGGCCACTCCCTAACCATGCCCATCGTATTCTGTATAAATTACTTTTTGTGAAGTCTATGGCTTCTGGAGTACCTGCACGTTTGAAGTTGCTACTTGCGCTTCCGTCTAATGGATCGCCGTTAAAACTTCCATAAGCAACTGAAGTATCACTAGCAGAAAAACGCCTTGTAACATTAAAGGTAAGACCTTCATAGCCTAAAAAGAATCCATTATTAGCATCAAATAAACCAATTCTCTGTACACCGTTACCATCAGTCGGTGTAGTAAATGCAGCAGTAAAATATACATACTGCTCAAAACTCGGTCTATAATAAACTTTGTTTACACTTACACCTGAAACAGACGTAGTAGAAGAAGTACTAGAACTATATAAAGCATGACCATTAGTGATTGTAGCACTTGCACCTCCTGTAGCGGTATTCGTTATTACAGCACTGTCAAAACTCGTATCAAAAGCTAATTCAACCTGGTTAGTTCGTTGTCCTGTCGTTTGTAGACCTAAAACGTCTGTACTATTACCGCCACCTCCACCGCCACCTTGTGCAGCTAAGATTGCTTGTAGAGTTGTCTCACTTGCAAAATCAGGAACCGTAAGATTTTCAGCACCTGCACCTCCATAATCTACTACTACAACCTGTGCTTGCTCGCCTCCCTTTTCAACACTCCGCACTGGAATGTCATCATTACTACTTGTAGGTGAGTTGGATACTGTTACGTTGTCAGTCACTCTTATTCCTCATCCTCTACTGTTTCAATCTCTACCGTTGTCTCTCCAGCTTCGTTCGTTTCCATCTTACCAATTTTTTTACTGGTTTTTGGTATGATGTTGTTAATCACAATCGGTTGTTGTTCAGCTTTAGGCGTTGTCGCTTCTGTTACCGTTTGCTGTTGAGTCTGCATTGCAAGTCTGATCTTTTCAAGCTCTTGCTCTTGATTCAAACGCCGTTCCTCTAACAGCTTTTCAGACTCTTTCATTCTGACTGCCATGTTTTCCAGTTCGAGTCTCTGTAGATCAATGAGTTGCTCCACACGCTGTGCTTCACGCTTTGCTTCTGTTGAATCCACTTTAACTGCCGTCTCAGCTTGTATACGCGCTGTTTCAAGCTGTATCCGCTGCTGCTCAAGCTGGAGCTTTTGTGCGTCCACTTGTGATTTTTGTGCTGCAAGGTACTCATCTACGCTCGCCTTCTTAAAAGCTATTTCTACTTCAGCTTGTGCTTGTGTCATTCTTGTTTGTGCATCAGCTTGCGCCATGTACATCTTTTGATTGGACTCTTGAGCTTCCATTTGGATGCGAGTCATCTCAGTTTGATACTTCATCTGTGAGGCTTCACGCTGTTGCTCTACCTGCATTGCAAGTGGATCTGGTGGAGCCTGTTGTGCTTGCTGTTGTTTTGTTTGTACTACTTGACTGAGATCAGCTAATGCTTTCTGGTAACACGCATCAAGCTCTTTACCACCTTTGAACCTTCGTACCAGATTCTGCATGAGTTCCATAGAGAATGTAGTTAGAGAAGGATACTCATTGATTAGTGCTCCCATCTGCTGGAAGAACTGACCAGAAGTAGTAAGAAGGTCTAGCCCGTCTTGCTTCTCTTGCGCCTGGTCTAGTGCAACCATCGAGTCTGTTGCAATGTTAATTCTGTATACACGCTCCTCAGTGTCTTTAATTACTTCTGCAATCTGTTGCTTCATTTGTTCAGCAACAATCATAGGTAGCTGTGGGTTCTCTTCTGTCGGCTCAGGTAGGTAAGGCCGTACAATAGAGTCTACATCTGCAACCTCAAAGATTGTCTCCATACTAAACTGTTCAGCAATAATAGTGCCGAGCTTGTTCACTGCATCAGAGATAAACTTTGCAAACTGGTTTTGCCTGACAATAAGACCAAGGCTTGACCATTGGTTCTCTAGTCTGTTTGCAGTTGCAGTCTTGTATTGTGCGCTTGAACCTCTGAGAAGGTCAGATACTTTTAGTGTTTCATAAAGCTGTGCAAGTGCTTCGCCTCGTGCAGACTGTAGAACGCTTAGAGTTTCTACATACGGTCTAATGTCGTGGTACTCAATCCCGTTAGCCTGACCGCCTCTACCTTTATAGTTAGGCCAGTTCATAACAGGGATGAATTTTAAGTCACCTTGCATGAGCTGCTCTACCTGGTCACCCATTGTAGCATCGTATAGAGCATTGGTACGGATTGCTTGTACAGTTGCAGCAATCCTTGTTGTCATGCGCTCAATCTGTAGTATCTGGTCACGGCAATGAGTGTAGTCAGATACAGGGATAACTGAGTCAGGGTCTATAGACTGATTGATAGTAGAACAAGGCCAAAAGTGCTCATACCTAATAGGAACATCACCTTCTTCTAGTACCGACTTGTCACCTTTCTTCTGGAGCCAGTAGAGCTTGTCTGTTTCTTGGCACCATATCTCAAACAATTCAGCTTTCCCTTCATACTTCTCAGTTGTCTGATAAAGGTTTTTCTTCAGGGCATCAGGGTAAGAGTCGTATGACAGTTTACGCGCTGTCTCTTCACCGAACTGCTCAGTAGCTTCTTTCCTGCTCAAGAACGCTCGTCTAGCTTTCCACTCTATCTCAGCTTCGTTACGCGCATCAGATTGTAGAAAGTCGCAGTATTGAATGTTGTCGAGTACTGCTCGCTCTTTCGCTTTTACTTCAATCTCCATCATACCAAGTATGACACCTTCTGGAGTTGTGCGTAGTGTGGACTCGTCACCTGTAAAAGGATTACCTTGTGCATCGACTAAACCGTCTGGTGTCTGTAGTAGAGCAAACTCAACCTGTTCTACCTGGAATTCAGCTTCGTATCTCGCCCAGAGACAAGCCCTCCCAGTAAGCAAAAATTGTAGTGCAGCATTGTAACCTGTAAGGTCAAAATCAAAATGCTCGTCCATTGCATACTGAGTGTTACGCTCAAGAACTACTGCACCTGCTTCGTACTGTAGACCACCTACACGTTTACGGAGTTGTACTTCACATTTTGGTGTGGATGAGTAGTAGGCTGGAAGAAGTGTATTGACAATGTACCACCAAACATTCAAACGTCGTTCTGTGTCTGGTAATTCTCTTTTACCTTTATAACTTTGGATACTTTCTTTCGACTGTTCTACAAACTTCTCTTGTAGGTTTTCGCTCATGGTTAGCTGTGAGTGCCACCAACCACCTGTATATTTTCTTTTCATAATTTAGGAGCCTTCTGTTTGCGTCGAACCTCATTTACATAGAGCTGTAGCTTCACTCTACCCTTTTCGATGCTTTTAACAGCAGGTTTCTCATACTCAGACTGCATTAGGCGTTCTTTACAGAGATAACGTAAGGCATCAGCAGCATGGTCATCACCCGTCGTATCAGCATCCTCGTGATTCTTTTGACAAAGTTGTAGTGCTGGAAGGGATTCTATCAGATACGGGCAAGCAGTTGAAATATATAAAAGTGGTGGGTCAGCCTGGAGCCTTTGGCGTATCTGTGACCAACCAGAGACTCTATCATTATCAGCCCTACGGAAAGAAGGATGTTTATACTTCGCAAACACAGCATTTAACTGGTCATTAATGGAAGGCCCTCCATCTGTCTTAAAGATAGAAGGGTCTGCTACTGCAATCGGATCTTCTCCTACAGACAAGCTGGCAATCCGTTCAGCTTGTTCCTTGTTGTCAATCTGCGTTCCATGAAGTTCTCGATAGATTACTATGGCTCCTCGTGGGATCTCGACTTCTCCCCCGTCATCGCCCTTTCCAGAACATACTGCCCCCCAGACAGCAGCAAAAGGCGATCTATATCC